GTGGGAGGGGATGTCGTGTCACGAATGCGGTAGGCGGGGGAAGCGCAGCACACCGCACGAGCCTGCACTTGACAGGCGGCGGTGATATCGTGAGATCACGGGAATAGCACGTGATACCATGGACACAAAGTGGAAAAAGGGCGAAAGCGGAAACCCGGGCGGGCGTCCTAAGAAGCTGAACCTATTCAAGAAACGATTGGACGATTTCAGCGAAGAGATGTGGAATCGCGCCAAGCAAATCGTGCTGAACGGCGATGACAGGGACGCTGCCCAGATGCTAAAGATCATGTGGGCGTATCAGTACGGAAACCCAACGCAGCCGATCACCGGCGAAGACGGCGCGGCGATTCGGCTGGGCGTGGTGATCTTGCCGGCTGAGGAGACAGAGAAGTGACCGGCTGGGCTGTCCACGCCCTCACGCACGACAACTTCGCCGGTGGGGGTTCCTCGGCATCGCAAGTGATGCCGCCCGAATTGTAACGGGCCGGGCTATGAGATCCGAGTGGGGTCGGCGAATCGGATCGCAGCCGGGTCGGCGAATCGGATCGCGCTGAGCGTGGTCCTGTTGCTGGTCAGCGTGGCCGGCGGGGGTAGCGCTGCACGAGCGGCGGGACCCGATGGACTCTCCTCGTCCTCACCTGAGGCGCGAGGAGACCAGGATGGCCAGGAGGAGGACCGCGATGCACCGGCTGCAGGACCTGGTGCGGTTGCACCGACTGAAGACGGGGGCGCGCGAGACGGCGCGGCTCCTGGGGATGGGACCGAATACGGAGCGGCAGTACCGGGAGGCGATCGCAGCGGCGGGGCTGCTCGACGGAGCGCCCGAGACGTTGCCGGCGGTGGGACGCGGCCGGTGGCAGGATCCAGGTAGCGCTGGTAAGTTCGAGGCTGACTACTACATTCGCAAGCCAGGACAAGGACCGTTCAGAGAGCGCGGTTGAGCGAACTCCGCTGGGAGCCATCCCCGCGTCAGCGACGATTCCTGGCATCGTCTGCGTTCGAGGCGTTGTATGGCGGCGCGGCAGGTGGCGGGAAGAGTGATGCGCTGGTCATGGGCGCGCTCCGCCACGTCGACAAGCCAGGGTACAACGCGATCATCTTCCGGCGCACGTTCCCTGAGCTCCAAGGACAAATAGTGCCGAAGTCGCGAGAGTGGTACCCGGTTGCGCGTGGGAGGTACAACAGCGTCGAGCACTGCTGGACATTCCCAAGTGGCGCGCGCATCCACTTCGGGCACCTGCAGCACGAGGACGACGTCTACCGCTACCAAGGGTGGGAGTTTCAGTACGTCGGGTTCGACGAACTGACGCACTTCCTTGAGTCGCAGTATCGGTATCTTCTGTCCCGAGTCCGCTCGTCGCACGGTATCCCAGTACGCGTGCGCAGCGGGACCAACCCAGGCGGCGTTGGACATGAATGGGTGCAGCGTCGATGGGGACCGTGGCTTGACCCGCAATCGACGGTGCAGGCCGAACCTGGACAGGTCATGCATTACCGGAACACGCAGGCCGGCGAGGAGTGGTGTGATCGCGGCGATGGCACACTGACCAGGGTGTTCATTCCTGCGAAACTGGAGGACAACCCATACTTGTTCGGCGCCGACCCTGGTTACCGGGACCGGCTGATGGGGCTCGACCGGGTCACACGCGCGCAGCTCATCGACGGCAACTGGCTCATTCGACCCGCCGCTGGTCTTCTATTCCAGCGCGGGTGGTTCAAGATGCTCGACGCTGCACCGTCGGACGCATTGCGCCGTGTGCGTTACTGGGACCGCGCTGCGACGGAGGAGAGCGGCAACAACGACCCTGACTGGACCGTGGGTGTTCGCATGGCGATGGTCGAGGAGGGGTCGTACATCGTCGAGGACGTGGTTCGACTGCGCGGCACGCCGAAGCGGGTAGAGGGCGCGATCGTCAACACGGCCGAGGTGGATGGCAGGGGAGTCGAAGTGCACCTGTCGCAGGATCCAGGTAGCGCTGGTAAGTTCGAGGCTGACTACTACATTCGCAAGCTCAGCGGTTACGTGGTCAAGGCCGCGCCTGAGACCGGCGACAAAGTGAGCCGAGCCCAACCGTTCTCGGCGCAGGTTGAGGCTGGGAACGTTTCTATGGTTCGCGGGCCATGGAACGAACCGTACCTCCAGATCCTGGAGGCGTTCCCGACCAATGGTGTCCATGACGACGACGTCGACGCCAGCTCGGGCGCTTTCGCGGTCATGCAGCGTAAGAAGCGTGGACTCGAGCAGTGGGGAGCGGTGACGATTGGCTAGATGGAACGGCAAGAACATGCTAGGGAGGCTCGTCGAGGCATGACTGGGCACAAGCAGAGAGTTGGAACTCGTGATGCAGTGTGAGGCGAGCGGGCTCTGTGAGGCAAAGCCCCGAGGACGACGACGAATCGCTTCAGACTGCGTCTTACCGGCACCAGCGAGACGGCACGGCGATGGCGCTGGGGCGAACGAAAGGTCATGAAACAGCCACGGCGACACCAGTCCGCGATTTCCAGTCGTATCACGTAGCGTTGCCGTGTGGGATTCTGGGATCGCATCCTCGGACGTAGCACGCGCCGTGAAGACGGCGCCAACGCACCGAAGCAGTTACCGGCACACGACCCGTGGACCACTCCGGCGTCGCAAGAGCAGATCCGGCAGAGGATCGACATGCTCCGCGAGTCGCGCATGGACGCGTACCGCAACGAACTCACCTCGATCGGTTATTGGCTAAAGGACAAGACGTACGGCGGACGACAGGGCGGTCCGTTGTTCGAAGTCGATTTCATCACGAATATTGCCGCCGAGAATCGCTGGCGCGGCAGCGATCTTGGCGGTCGCATCGTCGAGACCATCCCCGAGGAGATGACCCGTGAGGGCTGGGAGATCACGATCCAGCCGAGCGACGAGGACGACGAAGACGATGAGCGCGCCGACGCGTTTCCGGTGCCGGGCATGTGGCCGCCCGAGCCGCCAAAGAATCCCGGTGTGCTGCCCGAGGCCGCCGACGAGACACAGGGGTTGATCGAGGCGCTGGCGGGGGAGCAAGACGAGCTTGGAGCGGTGGCCGCGATCTATCGCGCGCTGAGCTACGAGCGCGCGTACGGCGGTGGCGCGGTCATGATCGGAGCCGACGACGGGCAGGAGGACCTGTCGCAGCCGCTAGACGAAGAGCGCATTTCCGAGATCCGTTACCTGAACACATTCTCGGGCGGGTGGCAGGGCGAGATGGTGGCGTGGTCGTACTACTCTGACCCGCGTTCGCCCAAGTACGGGATGCCCGAGATCTACATGGTCATGAACGACGGCGTGCCGATCACAAGGCTGGCCGCGCCGGGTGCGCCGCTACCGGCCGCGGTTGTGCCGACGACGGAACCGACCGCGTACGCTCCACTGATCTGGTGGGTGCACGAGTCGCGTTTCCTCCTGTTCCCCGGCACGGCAGTATCGAATCGCGCGCGCGTGCAGATGCGCGGCTGGGGAGATTCGATCTTTACGCGAGTGGACCGCGTTCTATCGACGTATGACCAGACATGGGGCGGCATCGCCAACCTGATGACCGACTTCTCTCAGGGCGTCCTCAGCGTGCCGAACCTGCTAGAGATGCTGTCGGCGAACAACAAGCCGGCGACGCTGAAGCTGACCGACCGAGCGCGAGCGATCATGCTGAGCCGGTCGATCGCGAACATGATGCTGATCGACAGTGACGAGGAGTTCAAACGCGACACCGCCCCACTCGCTGGCATCCCCGACATCCTGGCGCAGTTCGGTCTTCGCCTCGCCGCCGCCGCCGAGATGCCGCTCTCTCTGCTCATGGGCCAGGTCAAGGGAGGACTCGGAGACGCTGGCAACACCGACCTGAGATTCTTCTACGACAAGGTTGCGAGCCGGCAGAAGCAGCGACTGATGCCGCAAATCAAGCGTCTCGTGCACCTGCAAATGCTCGCGAAGCAGGGACCGGCAAGCGGTAGTGAGCCGGCTCGGTGGAACGTCAGGTTCAACCCGCTCTACCGCATGACCGAGAAGGAACAGGCGGAGCTGCGGAAGATCGTCGCCGACTCTGACCATATATACATTGCCGACAGCGTGGTCACACCCGAGGAGGTAGCCGCGTCCAGGTTCGGTGGTAGCGAGTGGACGATGGAGACGACGATCGATTTCGATGGTCGAGCGAAGATGGCCGCCGAGGACCAGAAGCAGCGTGCGGAGCGGGAGAAGAAGGCGGCTGAGATGGCGACCCAGATGCAGGTTGCCGCGGCAGAGGAGAATCCTCTCGGCAGCGATGATGAACAGGAGATCGAGCAGGGAGAGGAGTAGTGCCCGCCTCCCGCACCATCGCAATCGCCAGATTCCTACGCACCGTCCAGCCGAGCGTGTTCCGTCGCCGCGGTGGCCGCATGCCTCGCCAGCAGCAGCCGGACGCGATCCGTCTCGAGTACTTCAACTCGATCATGCCGCTCATCCGAGAGCAGACACGTCACCTACGCGCGGCTGGAAACGAGGCGCTTAGGTTGCTGTACGAGGAGCGCAGGGCGCAGGGGAAAATGGACATCGCCGAGCGAGGACGGCGCGCGATGGCTGCGGTGGACTTGGCCGGGGAGCGATCCAAGGACGCGTTCCGTCCCAGCGCCGTAGCCGAGACCGCAGAGAAGTACGGCAAGCGCACAAGTGCTTTCCAGCGCGAGCAGTTAGGGCGCCAAGTGCAGCAGGCACTCGGCATACCACTGCTGTCAATCGAGCGTCCGATCGTGGACGCGCTGCCCGCGTTCGCCGCGGAGAACGTGTCACTGGTGAAGACGGTGAGCGAGCGATACCACGACCGGCTACGCGCTGCGGTGGAAGACGCCTTTGAGTCAGGTGAGCACCCCGAGACGCTGGCGAAGCGCTTGGTCGACATGGAGGACATCTCGGAGTCGGACGCGAGGCGTATCGCGCGTGACCAGATCGGAAAGCTGAACGCGAACCTGAACCAGGCGCGGCAGGAGTCGATAGGCGTCACGTCGTACGTGTGGCGGACGGCGAACGACAACCGCGTCAGGGACGAGCACCAGGAACGGGAGGGTCAAACGTTTCGATGGGACGCGCCTCCAGAAGACGGACATCCCGGGGAGCCAATCCAGTGCAGATGCTACTCGGAGCCGGTGCTTGATGATCTCATTTCCGGCGTAAGTAGTAGCGAAGAGCCAGCGCTAGAAGAGGCCATGGCAGAGAAGCCGGCATCCTCCGTCGTGACTGCACTTGAGACCGCCGCGGAGTTCGCCCCGACACGTGGCGCTCCACCGCCGGGATTCTGGCAACTGCTACCTGAGGGTGTCTCGGTGCACGATATCGCGGTGGCACCACGTCCTGGAATGGAGCCACCGACGCTAAAGGAATCAAACGCGAAGAGGGTCAAGGACCCGTGGTCAGGACGATGGGCACAGGTGGTTGACGTATCGTCGCTAGACGACGTGCCCGCTGCGGTGTGGCAGCCAGAGAGGGCGAACAGGATTGCGAGGGCGTACCAGGAAGGAAACGGAGAAAGGCTGCCCCCGATACGAATTGCGGTGACGGCTAGTGGCAAAAGAACAGTTGTCGACGGCATGCACCGCCTCAGCGTGGCAAGACAGATGGGCGTGAGACGGATAGCGGTTATTTTTGAGCGCTAGTCCTCTGTCCGTCTACGCCGCCTGAGTTTAACCAGCGCCACGACCTCAGCCGAGCGAACGCTTTCCCGGTCTAGGAACATCAACCCGCCGATTGCCTCAAGCGATCTTTCTCCATCTTCGGCCACATCCAGCGCGCAACTCACCGCCATGTCCTCGGGCTCGATGTGCTTCGGCACCTTCAGCGTACCGTCGACCGTGAGGTCGAGGTACAGGTGATAGCGGCAGCCGACCCAGGGGCATGGACGTGGTCCGTCCACGCAGTCACCGCGGGTCTGTGGTCGGTCGTACTGGGCCGTGAAGTCGTTCAGCGCGTACCAGTCGTATCCAGTAGCGCCGCTTTGCTCCGAGATCCATTGGTCTCGTAGCATCATCTTCCGGGTGATTTTGCGGCGGTGGTGACCCAATCGATCCAAGCGTGATACGTGACACACGCACCGGTCAACCAATTCGCGAGTGACATTCCTCCCCGCTAGGCTGGGGACGTGTATTACCTAGGGACGATTCAGGGTGGATCGGGGGCGTACAACAACGCTGGCACCGGCGCGAGCGGCACTAACACGTTCGAGATCCCGAAGACGACCAAGTCGATCTACCTGGTTCCCAGCGTCTCCGGGATGCAGTTCGCGTGCTTCGGTCACACCGGGGGAACGCTACTCGTTGCCAGCGGAAGAGGTGCCCCTCTGAGCGGTCCAGATCTGCTGAACGGTCCGTTTCGCCTGGACGGTAACTCGTTCGGAATTGCGCCTATCGTGTCGATCTACTCCGCCAGCGGCATCGTCACGTGCCGCGTCTTTGCGAGCCCGACGTCATGAGCGAACGAGTGCGCAGGGACGGAGAGTCGGTACCGATCGTGGTGATTGCCGACTGCCCGTGGTGCGGCGACGAGGAGCGTGCCGGTCGTTGCATCAGAGCCTGCCCGGCGAGTAGGCGCGCCGATTCGCAGCGCCATCGCCAGGAGCGAACGGGATGAGCCGCGTTCGCCGGTTCGATCGCGTGGCAATCCCTGCGTCCAAGCGGACGCAGGAGGGCTTCCTCAAGATCGACGGAAACAAGATCGCCCGCACTGGGATCCAGGAATACCGCCGCGCCGATGGCAGCATGGTGCGCGAGTTGCGCCCAGCGGCCGAAGTGTTCGACACCGAGTCGATGGCTTCGTTCGCCCTCCTGCCACTGACCGACAATCACCCGGCGAAGATGCTGGACGCGACCGATGCTAAGAAACATGCGGTCGGCAGTGTTGGACAGCCGAAGAAGGACGGCGATTGGCTGTCGGCACCCATCAGCGTGTGGGATGCGGCGGCGATTACGAGTATCGAGAGCGGTCGCGTGGAACTGAGCGCCGGATATTCGTGTGAAATCGTCGAAGAGCCGGGCGAGTGGAACGGTGAACGGTACGACTGTAAGCAGGTCGCGATCCGAGCGAACCACCTCGCGCTCGTGGATAGCGCCAGGGCGGGACCGGAGGCGCGGTTGAGACTGGACGCAGGTGATGCTGAGGCAACCGAATTCGCGGGTGATACGACTCGCATGGTACCCCTGAAACAGGAGCAAACGAAAATGGCTCATGTCCTCAAGGTCGACGGGATGACGTTCGAGACAAATGATCAGAACGCGCAAGCCGCTGTCGATCGGGTCATTGCCGCCACCAAGCGTGAGGCGGATGAAAAGTCCGCCACCGAAAAGCAGCGCGCCGACAACGCCGACAAACTGCGCGCCGACGCCGAGAAGTCGCGCGACGAGTGGCAGGCGAAATACGACGCGCTCTGTGCCAAGAATAAGGCCGACGACGAGAAGCTGGTCAAGTGCGATGAGTGCGACGGCACCGGCAAGGTGGACGGCGAGCGGTGCGACGGCTGCGATGGCAAGGGTGAGTACGCGGCCAAGATGGACACCGCCGAACGCCGTGTCGTTTCGCTGAAGCGCCGGATCGATCGCGGTGTGCACGAGCGCGCTAAGCTGTACTCGGATGCGCAGCGCGTTCTGGGACTCAACGAAAAGCTGGACGGCAAGAGCACCGGCGAGATCAAGCGGCTTGTGATCCTGAAGCTGGACAAGGACGCGAAGCTGGACGGCAAGAGCGAGGACTACGTTTCTGCGCGCTACGACGTGGCGATGGAGCAGTTCAATGCGCGCCGGCCGATCGATGGGCCGCGCCTCGCCGTGGTTCAGGCACCGTCCCCGGATGCGCCCCGTGCCGACCATGCGCCGTCTCAGGACCCCGAGGAAGCGCGTCGCAACATGATCAACCGGACGCTGGCGGCGAATTCCGCCAACGCGAAGCGGTAGAGGAGACCGGACAATGAGCCAGACTAGCGTTCTTGCGGGCGGGCAGCCGATCGGCGTGGCCGGCCAGCTCGCTGACAACGGCCCGTTCGACATCGTGTCCGGGTTCAACGAGGCTACCACCCAGCTACCGTTCGGGTTCGGCGTACGCCAGGGGACCTCGCGGGACATGTACATCCTGCCGACCGGTACCTCCGGCGGTGCGGTTCCGGTGGTCGGTCTCGTCTCGCACGACTTCGACCACTCGCCTGCCGGTGTGGTGGACAGTGCCGGGAACTACTCCGGCGACCTTGGCGCGAGCGGGCTGCTTCAGTACGCTAAGTTCGGCGTGGCGCGCAAGGGTCGGTTCCTTGTGCCGGTTGAGGCGTCGCCGAGCGTGAACGACCGCGCCTGGTGCCGTTCGGTAGCCACTGGCGGAGGCGTGTCGAGCATGCGTGGCATCTGGCGTGGTTCTCCGCAGGGAACCCCGCCGTTGAGTGGTAGTTACCACGTCGACTGCTCCAACAACGGCGTGTTCCGGTCGACTGCCTTCACCGCGGCGGACGGCACCACGCTGGTGGCTGTGATGGAAGTCGACTTTACGAGCAAGAACACCTAGGCCCGGACGAATAGGAGAACTGAGATGGCTCTTCCTCCCAACTATGCATACCGGGCCGACGCCGCTGAGAGTGCATTCGTCGAACGCGCGCTGCTATACGTCGAGACCGAGGTGTACAACACCCTGTACCCGCCGATGGAGGGCATGAAGTACGTGCCCGTCGACACCAGCTCGCCCGAGGGTGCGCTAACGACCTCGTACCGGCAGTATACCCGCACCGGCATCGCCAAGCTCGTGACTGGTCGCGGACAGGATCTCCCGACCTCGCGCGTGTTCGTCAAGGAGTTCTTTCACCGATTCTACCCGCTAGGGATGTCGTACGAGTACACGCTCGACGACCTGCTTGCGGCTCAGATGAGCTCGCAGAACGGTGGCCCGTCGCTGAATATCGACATGGAACTCGCGAAGGCCGCCCGCGAGGGTATCGATCGCGGTCTCGACGCGATTGCCGGTATCGGCTCGGCGACCTCGGCGACGATTCCTGGTCTCTCGGTCGGTGTTGGCGCGGACGTGGGCATGCTCGGACTCCTGAACCAGACCAACGCGTCGACGTACACCCCTGCGACCGGCGCGGCTGGCTCGACACTGTGGAGCGCGAAGACTCCCGACGAGGTGATCGCGGATCTGACCGGGCAGTATGCGGCGATGGTGTCGAGCACGTACAAGGTCTTCAAGCCGACCACGTACCTTCTCCCGATCAACGAGTTCGAGGAGCAGAACGGGCGGCGCATGGGCGATGGCAGCGACGAGACCGTTATCAGCTTCTTCAAAAAGATCAAACCCGGCGTCGAGGTGGACTCGTGGCAGTACTGCGAGGGCGCTGGCAGCGGCGGCACGAACCGCGTCGTCGCCTACCAGAAGGACAAGCGGGTGATCCGGCATATGGTCTCGCAGATGTTCCGCCAGATGCCGCCGCAGTTCCAGGACTTCACCTTCAAGGTGCCGTGCCGGGCGAAGACGGCTGGATGTGTCAGCTCGTACCCGATCGGTATCAGCTACATGGACAATATCTAAATGTACACCGTCCTCATCAACAACCGCGAGGGCATGGTCCACGCCCAACTTCCGCACCAGTTCCCTACGCAGAAGGGCGCTGCTCCGCGCGTGGGCCGCGCCGTGATCCTCATGCCCGGCGTGAACCTCGTCGACTCCAAGACGCTTGCCACGCTGATGGAGAACCATGCGTTCAAGGCGTTGTTCGAGACGGTAATCCCGCCGTCGCTGGCGCCCGAGCAGACGCCCGAGAAGGTGGGCAAGCCGATCCTCCAGATCGACCGGTCGATCGGCAAGAACGGCGAGGTGGAGGAGAAAGCGCCGCTCCAGAAGCTCAGCACGGCGCAGTGTGAGGCGATGATCCGGGAGACGTTCTCCGTCGACCTCCTCAAGCGCTGGACCAAGGAAGAGACGCGCGGCGACATTCGCCGTCTTCTCGTCGAGCAGGTCGAGCGGCTCGAGACTGGCGGCGAGTCGAAGGGGCCGGCGTCCCCGGCCGAGTAGCCCGCTATGGCGATCGTTTGGGCCGATGTTCTGGCGATCGCTCCTGAGTTGTCCACCGTCGCCACCGGCACGTTCCAGGCAATTCTCACGATCGCGGACCGCCAAATCGACGACGAGCGATGGGGGGAGTTCGCGGACGACGGCCGACGATATCTCGCCGCGCACATGGCCACGATCTCGAACGGCGATGCTGGCGGTGCAGCGGGACCGATCGCGTCCGAGACGCTGGGACCGATGTCGGTCAGCTACGGCGCGATCGCGGATGTTGACGGTGAACTGTCCGGTACCAAGTACGGCGTGTTCTACCGCCACCTGATGCGCCTCGCGTGCGGGCCAGGAGTGCATATAGCATGACGACGATCGATCTTGCCGAGTGCCACCGAGCCGCGATGCTGGCCGGCAGTGCGCGCGCGCTGGGGCTGTACCTGCGCGTGCCGCAGCTCCTGCGGAAGCGTGGCTGGCCTCAGGACGGCGATCTGATCGCGGTCATCACCGCGGCTGTGGCGCTTAAACGAATCGGTGGGGGCCGCACCGTGATCAAGCGACCGCCGGGTGCCGATGGATGCCAAGAGATGTGGTCACCGAAGTTCCCGCGCCTCACCGCCTCGCAGATCGTCGACGAACTAGACCTGCACGAACTTCTCGAGTTTGGCTGATGCCGAAGCCGCGCGTTGTCGATCGAGATCTTGGCTACGCCGAGATCATGAAGCGCGCGAAGTCGATCAAGGAATCGTACGTGCGCGTTGGCGTCGTCGGCAAAAAGGCGGACGAGTCAGACGGCACGGCGACGGTCGCCGAGTACGCGATCGCGAACGAGCTCGGCACCGACACGATTCCAGCTAGGTCGTTTCTGCGGTCGACGTTCGATGCGAAGCAGGCCGAGTTGAAGCGCATCGGCGCGCAGTTGATCGACAAGGTCATGACGGGGAAGATGCCGATCAAGCAGGCGCTGAATGTGATCGGATCATTCTTGTCCGCCGAGGTGAAGAAAACGATCACGGTCGGGCCCGGTGTGCCGCCACCGAATGCACCGTCAACGGCTGCGAGAAAGCAGGCGAAGGGGAAGGGTGCGATCCGAACGCTGGTAGACACCGGACGTATGCTTGGCGCGATCGCATGGGAAGCGGTGGTGAACGGCAAGGTCAGCGTCGAGGGCGGGAACCTGTGAACGTAGCCGGTCTCATCTCTAGATTCGCGACCGGAACGTACACCGTGACGCGTACAGCGCGCGGCAACACGGTCCGCGGACGCGTGCAGACCGGGACGCAGACTACGTTTACGATCACGGCGAGTATCAGCCCAGCAACTGGTAATGAACTCCTGAAGCTGCCAGAGGGGCGTAGAGCGGTCGAAACGCGAGCCCTGTTCACGAATACGCTCCTGCGGCTCGGCGGGCAGGGAGAGGCGTTTGAGGCCGACTCCGTGACGATCGGTTCCGAGTCGTGGATGGTGTGTCACGTCGAGCGCTGGGAGGATCCGCACACGCTCGCGATTGGTTACCGCTGCCTCGTTCAGGAAGTACGATGAGTTGGGAGGACGTAGAGAACGTCATGCAGGCGGCGATCGTGACCGCGAGTCGCCTCAGCGCAGACCGTGTCACGTGGTCCTACCAGAACGTGAACGAGCCCGAGCAGAGCCACGTCGTTATCACGTTCGGCGGTTCGGTCAATGCGTCCCAAGACTGGATCCGAAACACGCAAGACCTGTCACGACCGAAGGGACAGGAGATGCGGCAGCAGATCCGCGGCGTGCGTGACGTGCCATTCGATATCGATGTGTTCACCGACGCAACAAGCGGCAGTGGAGCGGCTAGGCATCTCGCCGACCTAATCCGTACGCGGCTACGGCTCGATTCGATTCGACTGGAACTGCGCCGCTACGGCATCTCGCCGTTCGATACATTCGGCGCCGTGAATTGGATCCCCGACATCCCAACGGTGAACTTCCGCGGCCGGGCGACGCTGACAATTCGGTGTTACGTGCCGGTCGACGACTGCGACGAGTACGTGGGTTACATCGCACGGGTGCAGGGACTGATCGCGCCGAGCGGGCTCGGCGGCACTGGGCTCATCCCCTCTGGTCAGACCGGTATCCCGTTCGATTGGTCGGGCGCGTCCGGCTATTCCTAGCCAATTCGCGGGTGACACAAACCGGGTGTTAGCGTCGCTGTAGAGGTGCCCGAGTGCCCCTGAGCGATATTGTCAACGTCGTCGTCAGCACGACCGGAGCCGGCGTAACGCGCCCCGGGTACGGCGTGCCGGGAATTCTCGGTTACCCGACTGGCTGGTCGGAGTTGTCTCGCACCTACGCCAGTATCAGCGCTGTCGGTGAGGACTTCGCCGTCAACACGCCGGAGTACATGGCCGCGTCAGCGGTCTTCTCGCAGCAACCGCGGGTTCGTCGCCTCAAGATCCTGCGCGGCGCAAACAAGCCCACGCAGGCGTTTTCCGTCGGCGTGCAGCTCGTCGCTACCCAAATCGCGTATCAGGTGCGCGTTGCGATTGCGACGGGCGTTGCGTGGAAGAGCCAGACTGCCAGCTACAACCCCGGAAACGGCGCCACTGGCTGGGTGCCGTCCAACACGTGGTCACAGGGCGATCTGGTTGTTGCCGACGGTGACAAGATCTACTCGAACCTCGGCCCGTCGGGATTTGGCTTCACCGGCATCGGCGCGGCCTCGGGACCGTCAGGAACGCTCGCCGCGATCCGAGAAGGTGGCGTGTACTGGATGTTCGTCGGCACCGGCGGCACCGGTGCCGTTAGCAACGACTCGATCATCAACGGCGTCAAGACGAAGATCGACGTGCTCGATGCGCCGCCCGTCGTAGGTACCGGGATTGGGCAACTCACCTCGGCTATCGCTGGTTCGGCTGGGTCTCGCACGCTGACGCTGACGGCGAATCAGACGGCGCGATTCTTCGGCCTCCAGGTCCTAAACCGTAGCCTGCTCAATGGGGCGCAGAATCACGCTGACCCCGGTGTTGCGACCGACTTGAACAACGTCGTCGACGAGGACAACGACTGGTACGGACTCGTCACGCTGTACAACTCGGAAGCGCTCGGGCTCGCCGCTGCCGCCTGGGTTGAGACGCACACCAAACTGTACCCGGTCGCAACGATGGACACGGCAGTCGCGCGCGTCGCCTCCGCGTCCGCTACCGATATTGCGGAGGACATCAAGGACAACGCCTACGCGCGTTCCTGGGCGTTCTTCCACTCGTCCAACGATGAGTTTGCCGACGCCGCCGAACTGGGTCGCTTCTTTCCGATCAATCCGGGCGGCGAGACGTGGCGGCTCAAGACCATGCGCGGCGTCGAGGCGGACGAGCTTACCGGTACCGAGATCGTCAACCTCACGGCGAAGCGCGCGCACTGGTACTACACGTTGGGCGGCGTAAACGTCGTCGGTGGCGAGGCAAAGACCGGGTCGGGTGAGTATGTCGACGTTACGCGCGGCATCGACTGGTACACGTCGGAGCTTCAGGCGAAGCTGGCCAACCTCCTCATCGGCGAGAACAAGGTGCCGTTCACCAACGCGGGTATCGCGCAGGTGGAGGCCAAGGTCGTGCAACAGAACCTGGCCGGCATCGCCGCGGGACTCATCGCGCCCGACCCGGCGCCCGTGGTGACGGTGCCTGACGTGGCCGACATCTCGACCGAGGATAAGCTCGACCGAACGCTGACCGGCGTCACCTCGGAATGGACGCTGGCAGGCGCAATCCACGAAATCACGGTCACGGTGACCGCCAACCCGTAGGTGCTGAATGAGGACGTACGATCCATCGGCGGTTGATGTGACATTCAACGGGATCCTTATCCAGGGATTCGTCGTCGATGAATTCATCGCCGCGACCCGAGACGAGGACGGCTGGGGCTTTCAGCCGAACGTGAGCGGTGGTGGCGCCCGTAACCGCAACCCGGTCAGGAGTGGCACCGTCACGCTCACGCTCACGCAAGCAGCGCCGCACAACGCGCTACTTCAGGCAATCGCCCTGGCGGACGAGCTGAACGGCAGCGGCGTCGGCGAGATCTTTATCAAGGACCGTTCGACCGCGGCGGGACAGTTGTCAGCGCAGAACGCCTGGATTCAGAAGCAGCCGGATTTCACTCGCGCCGTTGAGTTGGGTCAGGTGGTCTGGGTGATCAAGTGCGAGGTGCTGAACTTCTTCCACGACGGAGTGATTGACGCGTGATCGATATTAGCGGCAGACGCTACGTGGTCAATCCGCCGATGGGCATGCGCTCGTTCGCGCTTCAGCAGCGGATATTGCCGATCGCCGGGCGTATGGTGGGGGCCCTGTTCACGTTTGTTGGCGACGGCGACGTGACGAAGCTTCTCGACCAGGACTTGACGAAGGCACTGCCCGCGGCACTGCCCATTCTCGGTGACGTGTTTGCGTCCATGCCAGCGGGTGAACTTGAATGGCTGACCCGGGAACTGCTCAGCGATACAACCGTTGAGGCGCGCGAGTTCAAGGGAAAGCTGTTCGGCGGTGCGGCTGGCGACTTGTTCGACGCTGTGATGCAGGGGCGCCACGTAGAGGTGTGGCAGCTGCTCTGGCATGCGCTTCAGGTCTGGTACCCGGATTTTTTCGGCCTCGTCCAAAGGTCCGGCGCCGTCCTGCGCGCGGCGAACGGCTCGTCGGCATCGACCACCTCGCCGACCTCTGGCCCTGTCACCGCCTCTGTGAGCGCGGCTGGGTGACCATGGACGGGCTAAGGCACATGACCAGGACCGAGATCCTTGATGCGAACGACGTGGTGACAGCGCTTGAGGAGGCCGAGGCGGCGGCACGCGAGAAGGCTGAGCGAAAGGCGAAGCAACCCAGAACGTAGGCAGGACTTCCTACGGGCGCCGACAAAGCGCTGACCACAGGAGAAGAAGCCATGGCGATTCCATTCAAGAGTAGACCCGGTCACCAGTGGCTGGCTCCCCTGCTGAACACCCTCGGCAAGACCATCGACATCGCCGCGCCGTCTGGGTACATCGGTGCGCAGGGTGGTGCTTTCGGCGCGGATGTGCCGATTACCCGCGTCGGCAACGCGTCTGGTACCGTGGGTGTCTACGGCATCACTGGCATTGCCCAACTCGCGACCGGGACCGCCGGCATTACGGGCGTCACCGGAGCTGGTGGCATGACCGCTTTCTCCGTTGTCTGGTTCAACGGCGGCACGGGCGCGTACTACACCATCTCCGATATCGTCACGGCTCTAAAGAATATCGGCATCCTCAAGCGGTAATCCATGGCGACGGTTCGTGACCTCGCCGTAAAGTTCGGCCTCGACGTCGACGGGAAATCATTCGAGAACGGCGCGAAGCAGGTCGAAAAGGCGAAAGAGAGCCTGATGGGCGTCGTGAAAGCGGCGCTCAAGATGTCGGCCGTCGTGGCCGGAGCGCTCACCGGAGCGATCAAGCTGACCGCGAGCTATGGCGCCCATCTTGACGATACGGCGCAGGCGATGGGTGTCGCCACTGACGAGCTACAGGAGTTGCAGCACGCCGCGTTGCTGGGTGGTTTAGAGTCCGAGGAGTTGAGCCAGGGACTAACCATTCTCACTCGCACGATGCGTGCGGCTGGGGCCGGGAGTGAGGAGGCTGGAAAGGCGTTCGCCAAGGTCGGTGTGAAGGTCAGTGGCGCTGACGGAAAACTGCGTTCTGCCGCTGACGTGGTTGGAGACGTCGCTGAGCGGTTAAGCCAACTACCCGACGGCGCCGAAAAGACGGCGCTTGCGCTTCAGTTGTTCGGTCGCGGTGGCGCTCGCATGGTTCCATTTCTTAATCTGGGCTCAGACGGTATCGCGAGGATGCGACAGGAGGCACGTGAACTCGGCCTCGTCATGGATAAGGAGGCGATCCGTGCAAGCGCCGAACTAGATGACAATATGGATCGGCTGTGGGCTACGCTGAAGGGGTTCGTGCGCGGCATCGTCGGCGACGTGATCCCGTACTTGGCTGACGTGGCGAAGGCGGTTGTAGCCTGGGTCAAGGCGAATCGGGTTCTGATCGGGCAACTGGTCAAAGGACTCGCCCATGCCGTTAAGGGTCTAGCCGAGGGGTTCGTGCAGCTAATCAAGATCGGCTACGGCGTGGTCAAGACGGTAGGACAGATCATCGGAGCGCTAACCGATCTAGGCGGCGTGGCGAAGGTGGCCGCGGCTGCGATCGGTCTAGCACTCCTCGCCGTTGCCGCCCCGGCGGTGGCGCTCGCCGGTCTGTTCGCCGGTATATTGCTCCTTCTCGAGGACTACGCCGTCTACAAGCGTGGCGGTAAGTCTCTCATCGGAGAGTTCAAGCAGGCGTTCGACGAGTGGTTGAAACCTAATCAGGACGATCCATGGTGGCTGGCCGCGATCAAGTTGTTCGTCGGCTACATCAAGGAGGCGATCGCACTAATCGGCAAGCTCAAGGCCGAACTCGGAATCACCGAACAGAAGCGTGGCGTATCGAACAAGGTGGTCGTACGCGAGGCAGAGGCGCGGGTGCGTGCCGGCGTACCGCTTGGTCCCGAGCACGTGCAGGCGCTGCGTGACTCCGGTATAGACCCGCAGACGATTCGCTACACCGGACCGCTTGCAGGTGTCGAGGCAATTCGCGCTGCGGCTGACCCTCGCACGGCGGGACCGCTCAGCTCGACGGTTATTAATAGGACCGACGTTAGGCCGACCATAAATATCACGATGCCGCCTGGCTCCGACGCACAGAGCGTTGCGGACGCAGTCGAAGAGAAATTCCAGACTCTATGGAACGACAACATGCAGGCGGCTGATGCTGGGGTGAGTCAGTAATGGCCAACCGCGCCGTTGTTCGCCAGAAGCAGAAGCTGGTCACGATCGGACCCGCGATCACGATCGACGCCTGCGCCGAGGAGAGTCACCAACTCACGAACACCATCACCGACCACCCAGTGGAGCGCGGCACGAATATCTCCGACCACGTGCGGCCAGATCCAGATCTGGTCACGCTGCAGTGCTTTGTCTCGAACACGCCACTGTCGCAAGAGCAGCAGACGCGCACGATCCGCGAGGGAAACCTGGAATTCGAGTCGACCAGCGTCGAGGACGTGCCAATTGGACAGGACAACGGGCGTGGAGCGCGCGTTTTTGCCGCGCTCGAGAAACTGCGTCTCGACGGGACCATGGTGCAGGTGGTCACCACGCTAAAGACGTACGCGCTGAAAGAGACCGAGGGAATGGTGATCCAGTCGATCACGATCCCGCGGCGTCCGGCGAACTATGACGGTCTTGAGTTCTCGATCACGCTGAAACAGATCCGCATCGTGAAGACGAGACGGACGCAGGATGTACGATCGATCGCCGACAAGCGTACCGTACCGAAGCAGAAGACTGGTGCGCAGACGCCGCAGCCGAAGGAAGACATCTCGGCACTGAAGCGGGGTGCGGACTTTGTCAGATCTGACAACGCCTCGATCGCCGGCTTCGGTCGCGCGCTGGGGTTCTAGTGCCCGAGCAGATCCCTACCCGCGGTGATCTGCCATTCTTCGATCTCCTGATGGTGCTCGAAGGGGTCACGTACACGCTGGAGTGTCGGTACAACGTGCGCGACGGATCATGGTACATGAACGTGCTCGACGAACAAGGCGTGGGCGTGTTGCAGGCGGGGCTGAAACTCATCGTCAACTACCCACTCGGCGCGTACACGACTGGTCGAACGCCACCGGGGGTATTCGTCGCTGTGGATACGTCCGGTCAGGAGCGCGAGATCGAGAGCCAGGAGGACTTGGGCTCTCGCGTGCAGCTCTGGTACTTCACCGCTGAGGAACTTGGCCTTGGCTGAGTTGCTGTTCGATCGTCGGTGTCGGCTGACCATCGCGATCCCGGCGACCAATCCGAAAGACTTCAGCGGCTACCAGACGACGAATCTGATGCGCATCGATGGTGGGAGACAGGAGACGGGAGAGGTGGGGTTCCGTGTCGCGTTCAGCCTCGAGAAGTCGCTAGAGCGCACGCCGAATACCGGGACAATCACGGTCACCAACCTCAGCGCCGACACGCGCAACTCACTCCAGCAGAAAGGGCTGAAGGTCCTATTCGAGGCGGGGTATAAAAACAGCCTCACCACGTACTTCATCGGCGACGTGCGCACGGTCGACCACGTTCACGTTGGTCCCGACTGGAACACGACGATGCGTCTCGGCGATGGCGAACGGGCGTGGCAGTTTGCGCGTGTGCACGAGAGCTTCAATCCAGGTGCGGCTGTTTCCGATGTGCTGCGAAAGCTCGCCGCCGCGACCGGGCTCAAACTCGGAAACGTCGACAAGAAGGCTGCGGCGTTCGTCGGCGCACTAGACCAGGGTTGGAGTGCGTCCGGGAATGCGCTAAAGAACCTGGACATGTTCGTGACGCGGACCCTGCGAAAGACTCTCAGTGTCCAGAACGGCGCGCTACAGTTGCTCGACACCGACGAGACATTGGATCATCCGGTACCCGACATCACGCCGGACAGCGGACTCGTCGGCACGCCGGAGTTCGGCTCACCGCCGACACGTGGTAAGCCTCAGCTCATCACGTTTACGTCGCTGCTAATACCGGTTGAGGCCGGAGCGCGCGTGAGATTGCGCAGCGAGAAGTACGACGGCTTCGTGCGCGTGGTTAAGGCGACCCACGACGGGGATACCAGCGGTGGAAACTGGTACACCAAGATGGACGCCACGGTGATTAGATGAGCGAGCGACGGCCATCATTGCAGGACGTGATCCTGAAGGCGGTTGGCATCGGCCTACGCGACCTCTACACCCTGATCCCGGCGCGCGTGGTGAAGTGGGACGCGGAGAAGCAGAGGGCAAACTGTCAAATCCTCGTCAAGCAGGTGACGACTAACGAGCAGGGCGAACGCGTGGTCGAAGAATGGTCGGTCGTTACTGGCGTGCCGGTGCAGTTCCCCGGCGCCGGTGGTTTCCGTGTCACATTCCCGATCAGCGACGGAACGCAGTCGGCGGCAACGACGGGCAGTCTCGTATTTGCGCATAGGAGTCTCGATAAGTGGCTCACAGGAAGTGGGGCGGTAGTGGACCCCGAGTACGACCACGACCACGCGCTGAAGGACGCCGTATTCTTCCCCGGGTTGATGCCGTTCGGGGCGGCGCTGGAGAGTGTGCCGAGCGACGTAGCCAGCTTCGGAAGCGACTCAGACGGCAACGGTCGCGTCGAATGCGCCGCTGGAGAAGTAAGACTAGGCTCAGGGGCCACGAAAGAGGTAGCACGCAAGGGTGATGCGGTAAACGCAGGTTCGCTTACTGGTATCGCTAATCTCGTCAACGGAGTTGTAACGTTCATCTATACCGACGCCGACGGCGTGCCGGCCGCGGGAGGCACGACGGCTGTCATGACCGGTGGCAAGATCACGGGCGGCTCTGGACACATCAAAGCCGTCGACTGATGACCCAACTCGCCGTGTGACACAACCGAGGAGTAGGCTAAGCCATGGCAACCGACCCGATCCGAGACTTCGCTGCCGACGAGGACGGCGAATGGATCGTGACCAACGGCGATTTCGCCGCGGTTGGTGCACAGGACGCCGTGGTACAGGGAATCCGCGTGCGACTGCGCATGTTCATCGGCGAGTGCTACCTGGACGAGTCCGTTGGCGTCCCGTACATCGACGAGATCTTGATCAAGAACGCCGACCCGCTGGTGGTGCGCGCCGACCTGCAGGCGGCGATCGCCGCGACGCCGGACGTGAACAACGTGGTCGGTGCGCAACTGGTTGAGGCTGACGACGGTAGCCGCAGCGCAAGCATCGCGTTCGTAGCCGAGTCGATCTACACCGAAGATCTATTCGAGGCCGCGGTTGACGTTCCAGGGGTGAGCCGGTGACGACCTGGGGTGTCACGCCAACGGGTTTCCGTGGAAAGCCACTGACGACGATCTCGGAAGAGGTTGACACTGGTCTCAAGCTTATCCTAGGCGATTCGGCGGGCACTGAGCCTGACGGAACCATTCCCCTGTCATCGATGGCGGGGCAGCTTAAGAGCCTGATCGTTGACGGGCTCGCTGAGAGTTGGGACCTGGCTCAGTCGATCTATGCCAACTTCGACCCGACGCAGGCGACCGACCAGCCACAGGACGCGCTGTACGCTATCACGGGACTAACACGCTCCCCTTCCCGTAGCTCGGTCGCGACCGGAATTTTCGTCGGCAACCCGAACACGCAGCTCGAGGCCGGTCGCATCGTCGGCGTGACCGGATTCACGGGCGGCGCGAAATTCACCAACACGACTGCCCTGACTCTATCCGCTGCGTCGGCGTGGGCAGGTACCACGGTCTACGCGGTCGGAAACATCGTCACCAACGCGAGCCGCGTCTACCGATGTATCACGGCGGGAACCTCGGCTGGGTCGGGCGGACCCACCACGACGTCGCTGGACATCACGGACAACACCGTTCACTGGCGCTACCTCGGCGAGGGGACCGCGTACGTCACAGCGCCGATGCTGGCGCAGGACACGGGACCGATCGGAGGACTCGCGAACCTGATCAGCAACATCATCACTCCCGTGGCTGGCTGGAACGCGGTCAATAACGCGGCCAACGCTGAGATCGGCGCGAACCAGGAAACGAACGCGGCTTATCGAGCGCGACGCGAATCGGCGCTCGCCGCGCCCGGCAATACGACCGTGGACGCGATCCGGGCCAACGTGCTCGCCGTTAACGCTGGTAGTACGGACCCAGCGCACCAGCCGGCCACGTCCTGCACCGTATTCTTCAACGACACCGATTTCACCGACGCGAACGGGCTGCCGCCGCATTCGGTCGAGGTGCTAGTGCTCGGCGGAACTACGGCCGATATCGCCCAGGCCATCTTGGATTCGGTCGGCGCCGGAACGGCTACGTTTGGCACGCGCAGCGACACGGTCGAGGATTCTGAGGGAAACGACCAGGTGGTGTATTGGAGCCGCCCCGTGGAGATCCCGATCTGGGTGATCGCGACCGGCTACTATGATCCTGCGCAGTGGACGGCTGCCGCTAACGGTGCCAGCGCTGTTAGCCAGTACATGCTGAGCGCACTCCTGACGTATGGCAGCGACTACCCGGTGGCGCAGGACGTTCGGTCGTCGCCGATCATGGCGGCGTTCCTGCGAGGTCCGGCACAGGTGGACGACCTCGGCGCGGCCGTGTACCCAGCCGAGGAAGGATCCCCCGCGATTCCTGGCATGGTCGAGACGGACGTGCCCTTGATTGGCGTGGCGACCGGGCCGACCGCTTCGGCGCAGATCACGATTGGCACGCGTGAGATCGCCACGTTTGCCCCGGCGAGAATAACGATCACCGCGATTGGCGAGACGCCATGAAAACGCCTCAGCAAATAGCCGACTCCTACGGTGTAGAATACGTCTCGGACTGGGCCGCGCGCCTGCGCACGCGCATCTATGAGCAGTTCAAGGGCCTCGTGACGTGGGGCCACTGGGTCGATGACGTACTCGGGCCACAGTTCCAAGATCTCGAGGACGCGCTGATGTCCTTGGTCACGCTGCCTTCCATTGACGACTCGGAAGGCGTGCAGCTCGATACGATCGGGCGTCACGTTGGGCAGCCGCGACTTGTACTCGGTGACGTGACCTATCGCCTGTACCTGAAGGCCAGGATCGCGGCGAACAACTCAGCGGGCGACCCCGAGTCACTGTACCGAGTGTTCCGGGCGCTGTTCGGCGTTGCCGCCGGATTCGTTGTGCGCACGAGTCAGCCGGGGACGAAGACATTCACGGTGCGTGTCCTCAGCGCCATAACTCAAGCGCAGGCACTGATCGGCGCGCAGTTCCTCGGAGACGCCAAGGAAGCCGGTGCGCGTGGCATTGTAGAATGGCAACCGGTCGCCGATGCGTTGCTGTTTACGTACGATGGCACTACGGCGCAGGGCTATGATAACGGCGTGTACGCCGGAGCGGAGCAGGCATGAGCATCCCCCCTCGTCCAACAGGCTACGCTGCGTGGGCCAGCGGCGTTAGCGGTCACATCGTCGAGCCGTCGCAGTCGCAGAAGAATACCGGCTGGCAGGCTGGACAGGCACCACCGGCGAGCTACCAGAACTGGCTCGATGGACTGGGTTACCGCTGGCAGGCGTGGACAGATGCGGCGCTATTCGGTGGCGGGTTCGTCGCCAAGGATGACTTTACCGGGAACCTTGTCGGCGGAGGACCATTCCAGTGGAATGGCTCGGGTATGAGCTGTGTAAGCGACGCGAGTGGTGGAGGGTGGGGGGCGCTACTCATGCTCACGAACGCCAGCATAACGAGCGCGGGCGTCCAGACAGCCGAGATCCCGGTCATGACCGGCTTCTGGCAATACGAGGCTCGTTTCCGCAGCCAGGGACCGACGCACCTGGGTAACTTCTCCGTCGGAGTATCGGACGCGCTGGGTCCCAGCGGCGCGGTAGCGAATATGGTGAGCGTTTCCAGCGGCATGAACTTTGCCCTGATTACCAACCCCACTCTGAGCGGCATCAGTGGCCTTGTCAGGGTTGACCTCGGTGTACGCCCAGGACCGGGATACCACCGAGTACTGCTCGACCGAAGAAACAACACCCTCACGTGCGCGATCTACGCGCCCACCGGCCTGGCGGTAACGGCGTCGGCCGCTGCCCCTCACTCGCAATTGCGAGGGCGCGCGCTGGCGACGCTGACCAACGTGAACGGACCGAACGAGGTATTGCTAGACTACCTGGGGATCGCCGGGGACCGGCGTTAGCGTGTGCAGTCGGTGCC